CTAGAAATCTATAAATTTATTGAACTTATCTGCTAATTGTTCTTTGGCAAGTTTAGATACATGAGCATAAGTATTCATAGTAGTTTGGATGTCCTCATGACCTAATCGAAATTGCACCTCTTTTAGCGAGGCACCCATTTCTATTAATAAGCTAGCTTGAGTATGTCTGAAGCCATGCACAGTGATTCTAGGAAGTTTTTTCTTTTGTTTTTTATCCATTTGATCTTGGATGTTTAAAAGCCATTTTCGTGATGTATCAAGGCTCATTATATCGTGTGGATTTTTAGCATTAGTTTGACCGAAAATCAACCAATCATCAGATGGAGGAAGGGCAACTTTTTTCCATTCATTAAGCTTGTCTAAAGTACCTTGATCGATTGAAATAATTCGGCTAGACCCAACCGTTTTAGTTGTGTCAATTTCTAGTCCATTTGCAGTTCTAGTAACGGCTTTATAGATATTGACTGTTTTAGCCTTGAAATCTATATCTCTCCACTCAAGAGCGCCTGCTTCTTGTTTTCGCATACCAGTCATAGCTAGTAATCTAAAAAAAGCTTGGATCTTTAAGTTTGGCTGATTATATAGTTCATCAAGAAACAATTTCAATTGTTTTTTATCATAGAATGGTTCTTCAACAGTTGCTTTTTTCCTTCTCTTTGGTTTGCGTATGGCATCTGTAGGATTGGACTCAATCATTCCAAATCGAACGGCGTATTTAAAAACTAGTCCTGTGTAATTCATCATTTTAGGAGCTGTATCATATTTATTTGCCCATTTATCCATTAATTTTTGAATTTTGATAGGCGTGATTTCAGAAATATATATGTCGCCGAGTTCTTCTAATACATGATTTTTAAAAATTCTTTCTGTTTTTAACAATGTAGATCCTCGTACTGTTCTTTTGTATTCAGTCATCCATAAATCATATACGTCTTTATATGTTTTTGGTTTTTCTTTTGTTAATAAATTATCCTCGTATTCACTTTGCAATCTTGCGAGTGCTAATTTTGCTTCACGTTGAGTTTTAAAATTTCGCCGAGTAGTTTTAACAGGCTTTCCTGTTTCGGGGTTGATTCCTAAATATGCTTGGAACTTCCAAGCTTTATCCCCGTTCTTTTTCTTATATTGTTCAAATTTAGCCAATTGAATCAACTCACTTTCTTTGATACAATAGACACGTGAATAAGCCTATTGTTAGGTTTGTTCTTTCTTAGAACACGCTCGCTTTGGTCGGTGGGGCGTGTTTTTTATACTAATTAGTTATGAAGAGCAATTGAAACTGTCTCTGTTCCAAAGTAACCTGTTTGTGCTTGCAATACATTATTTTGTGCATTTGCTTGGGCTTCAGAGATATCAAAAACTATTTTACCAGTTTGTTGCATATCAGGATTTAAGCTTTCCATAAAGAAAGAGTTAGTGATATTACCATTTTCATCTTGATTTGCCGACATAGATGCAGCCGAATCAGCTTCGAAAGTTTTTCCATCTGCTTTTAATTTGAAGAATGAGCTATCAACAGTCACAGCCTTATCACCTGCATTTTTTACAGATAAGTCAACTACTAAGAAAGTGTCTTTTGCGTTAGTAGGAAGTACAGATGGGCCAACTTGTTTTACTACTTCAACGGAGTTTACTTTGTATTCCATTTTCCCTACAGCAACGTCATCACCGATTTTATAAGTCTTTTCTTCTTTTGTTGTAGTTTCTTTTGTAGTTTCTTTATTAGTACTTGTTGATGTTGCAGTAGCTGAATCTTTGTTTTCACCGCCACTTAGAGCACCACCAATACCAAAAAACAAAAGTACTATTAATACCCAAAACCATACCCGTTTATAAAACGGTTTTTTAACCTTATACATTTTCCCATCTTGACCCATAACTTTTTTTGCCATTTAAATATTCCTCATTTCTTGTTATAATATATTTGTGATCTCAGAAATGAGGTATGAGTCCGTGTTGCAGCACGGGCTTTTTTTTACTGTGCATAAGAGTATTTTTTCTTGAAATATGACTGGCAAACATTAAAACATTCTGTTCTTAACTTATTATTGATAGCATAGAATTCCATAAAATTTTCCAATTTGAACTGAGATTCATCTGTTAATTCATTCTCAATAAAGATATTAAGTAGAATCATAATAGCGATTCTATCAGCTTCAGCTTCGAACTTTGAATGAAAAGTTGTAGAGTTATCGTACAGTGCTGAATATTCAAAATGTGAAGCAATGAAATGACCGAGCTCGTGGGCTAAATGAAAAGCTTCAGAACTGTCTTCGTGTAGTTTTTCATTCAAAAATACTATTCTTGGTTTTGGATAATAAAAACCTGGTTCTTCCATTTCCATATAGATTAACTTTAAATTATACTCACTCAGCATTTCTTTCAACTTTAAATACATACAACCCATCACTCCAACTATTCATTTTCTTCTAAAGCTTTAGCAATTGCAATCGCTTTACGCATTGTCTCCTTAGATATTTCTTTTCCATCAAAAGAAAAAACAGTATCGTCTTCTGATAAATCCACATGTTTAGGGGTCACTTTTTCTTCGCGCCCCAGAAGATAGTCTACAGAGACATCGAAATAGTCAGCAATCCGACTTAATTCATCTGAATTAGGAGTATTATTTTTCCACTTTGCTAGATAACCGTTAGAATATCCTAAATTAATTTCTAACTGCCGTATAGATATCTTTTTCCTCTTCGCCAAGTCTTTTATTATTTCATAGGTATTCATCGATAAAACAACCTTTCTAAATGTTTACAAAAAAAGTTTAGAAAAATACGCAGAAATAATTTGACTAGTTCTGAGTAATGAGCTATACTATATCTTGTAAACAGATTTAACAACTAAAAAGACAACAAAAAACACTATTGATATGTAAATGCAGACCGCCAAGAAAGCTTTAAAATCAATGTTTTTATGTCTTATTTAATTATGCTCTTAGTATAGAGTATTACTCAGATACTGTCAATTGAATTTAGAAAAAAGTTGTTAAATTTGTTTACGAATATAAAAGAAAGGAGAGAAGAATATGGAAAAAACAGTCTCGGCAAAAATCGAAGATTTGAAATTAGACATACTGAAACAAGCAAAAGTGGCGATGGAACACGCGGTAGATAAAGAAGACTCTGCCATGGTTGCAGCCATAGCAGAGATTTTAGCTCACGTTTAGTCATCGTTTTTACGGTCTTCTGGAAGCTGACCATAGATAACAGCATATTGAATATCTAAATAAGCTTGAGCAATTTCTTTTGGCGAAATTGATTCGCCTTTAGTAGATACTTGTGATTCGTGATTTAGCCATGCAACAACTAAATCCGCAGCGATTTTTTTATTCATACTTATTCACCACCTTATGCATTATTTCAGTAGACCACTTACTGATAAGAAAATTATATCAAAGAAAGGAATGAATAGAATGGACACGCAAAGGATTGTTTTAGAAACAGAGGAAAAAGAATTTATTGAAACGGTTATTAGTTTTGTAACCGAGAAAGGCTGGACGATTTCTAATTTGCAAAATGCTGTATCAAAAGTGGAAGATTATATGAAAAAAAATGCCACATTAACAGAGCTGACAATTGGCATGCCAGCTCAAATTAAAGATTAATAGAATCTATATTTGTATTGCCCGCCACCACGAACAATTAAGTACCATCTACCAGGACCACTGACTGTAATATTTACCGGTGTTCTAGTGTAATGTCCGCCGTGAACGTGAACAAACAGCATAGGAGGTGAGATGAATGGAGAGACCAAAAGGGCGCGTAACCATTGACCTAAAAATTACAAAAACCAACTCAAAAATGAGCTGGCTTCATAGACTATTCTTTTGGAAAGTCTAGATTAAAAGCGTCTAAACTACGATGGAAGAAGTCATAATACAATCCGTAAATATCGACTTCTTTTTCATCTGCGTTGTAATCAGCGCCATTTATTTGGGAAATTAATTTTCTGTTGACTTCAGCTTCTACCGCTAATAGAGCTAAGTCATGAGCGCGTTGTTCATTAGTTAATGACATAATTTTCACCTCACTTTCTACAGTGAGTATACCAGAGAAGGAGGTAACAACATGAAAATTAGCATTGAAGCAACACCAGAAGAAATAGCAAAATTGCTCCAAGCTATTGCGAGTAGCCCAGAGCAAAGAATACCAATTGAAAACATTGTATTTTCTAGTGAGTCAATTAAAAAAATTGTAGAAAATTGCAGCTTTTAATTCGGCTTTTCGAGAATAGAAACAATGACTTTCTCGATCATTTTATCTGTGTAATCAAGACTAGACTTGTGAAGAATTGGGATGATTTCAGTTATCTTTTTAGTTTCTCCCAAATTGTCTATTTGACCTTGAATGTCTAATTCTTTAAGAGAATCCTTTCTTGCGGATTCAATCAAATTTTTAATTTTATCCTCATCCATTTTTTTCACCTCCTTATCAATTATTTCAGCCTGTCACACTGATAAGGAAATTATATCAAAGAAAGGAAGGACTAAAAAAAGAAGGATATTACCCTCAAATGGATTTAGAGGAAATTGGTTAGAAAGGAGTTTTAGTATGACTGATATTGCAGAAATCACTCAACGAGATAGAGAAAAAATCAAAGCATATGTCGAAAGTTCAAAGTTCTTAACTTACACCATGCTTGCTGAAAGATTTGGAATTAGCAAAAGCTACTTATCTTTAATTTTAAACGGTAAAAAGACTTCTGCAGAAGCAAACAGAATTATAGATTCGATTATCACTATGTACGAATTGTAGAGGGGGAAAACGAAATGACACAAAAACTAATCAACAAAAATGATTTAGATTCGTTTCTTATAGGCTACGTTCCTAAACGCTATCTGACTCAAAAAGAAGCAGTTCATTATACAGGAACGTCAGCAGGAACTATTAACGAATGGGTAAAAAAAGGGTTGAAAGTAATCATCTTCGGTGAAAACAGCCGTCCGAAATATGACATCAAAGATATTGATGAATTCATGTCGAAATATAAAGTTTAAGGAGGTAAGCGGATGGGTAAATTCAACAGAGCATTAGTATTCAGCGCACCGCTAATCGTCTATGCTTTAGGGCTTTGGGGAAGTAGACAAGCGTTGATAGGAACGATTGTGTACATGGTTTGGATTTTTATAGGGCTGGATGAAGCTGAGTACAGAGCGAAAAAAAGACACGAACGCCGGCAAGCATGATCGTGTCAAGGAAATAAACTATCTTTCTATATTTTACCACAGAAAGGAATGAACCGTAAATGCTAATTGCAACGGATACACTAGACCGCATCTTTTTAAAAGACGAATACAAACTGCGCAATATAGATGCGTCAGGAATTTTAGTATTTGATCTTTATGACAATGGAAAAATTGGTATCTATCAAGCAAGTGATATCGAAGAAACAAACCTTGCTTTCGAACAAATTGATGATTCTGTGGAATTGGATTTAGATGAGGCAATCCTAGCTTTTGAACAAATTGCAAAATTATTAAAGGAGGCACAAAAGAATGGCAACTCTTTACCAACTCAGCGAGTCATATATCAAAGTCCTGGAACTGGCAGAACAATTGGATGAAGAAATTCTTCGCGATACTCTCGATTCGATTAATGAAGCGATCGAGTATAAGGCAGAAAACTTAGCGAAAATAGTTAAAGAAGTAGAAGGGAAAGCTGAGTTAATCGATAGTGAAATTAAACGTCTGCAGGAACGTAAGACATCACTTTTGAACAATGCTAAGAGTATCAAGCACTATTTACAAGAGGAAATGGAAAAGACTGGTAAAACGAAGATTAAAGGTGAATTATTCAACATTGGAATTCAAAATAATCCAGTATCAGTCAATGTAATCAATGAGAACTTAATTCCAAAAGGATTCTTTACCCCTGTGCCTCCCAAATTGGATAAAAAGCAATTGAAGGAGGAACTGAAGCACGGAGATATTCCTGGTGCTGAACTCGTCCAAACAAAAGGTTTGAGGATAAGATGATGCAAAAAGAAATATGGCGTCCAATTAAAGGTTATGAAGGATTATATGAAATAAGTAACCTAGGCAAGATAAAGAGTAATTTTCGACAAGGATCCACAACTGATTTTCTTAAAATATCAAATAATGGTAATGGATATATGATGGTACGTCTTTGCAAAAACGGAAAAGCAAAGAAATACTATCTTCACAGATTATTGGCTCAAACTTTTATTGATAATCCTGAAGATAAACCTCAAGTAAATCACATCAATGAAAATCGGAGTGATAACCGTCTTGAGAATCTTGAATGGGTGACTCAAAAAGAAAATAATAATCACGGAAATCACAATCTCAACTCAGCTATCTCAAAAAGGAGTGGCAAAGCTAAAAAAATTGTTCAATTAGACTTAGATGGAAATGAGCTAGGACGTTTCGATTTTTTAATAGAAGCTGCTAAAACAGTTAACGGAAATTCTATAAATATTAGTAGGGCTGCAAGAAATATCAGAAATAGAGAGACGGCATACGGATACAAGTGGAGGTATGAGTAATGGTAAAAAAAATAAAAGCCGAAGATCTATCAGTCGAAAAAGGAACTTACATGATTTACGCAAATCCTGGTATGGGAAAAACTTATTCTTTAGGATTTCTTCCAGGTAAATCATTGATATTAGATGTTGACGGATCATCATCGACATTGGCAAAGCATCCTAACAAAGAAAATATTGAAGTGTGGGAATTAGATTCTTCTGATATTTGGCAAGAATGGCTTGATACTATTTCAGACTTAGTCGCAAATAAATCTTCCTACGAAAAGCAATTCGACAATATTTGTGTAGATAACATTTCTGAATTGTTCAAAGCGCAATTGGAAGATTTAGGCAAGAAAGGAAAAAATAGTGGTGTTCCTTCTCAAGCCGACTATCAAAGAACAGATTTTATGAATTTGCGAGGTCTTAGAGCATTGAATAATTTAGATTGCCGAATAGTCCTGACTGCATGGGAAACAACAGACACATATACAGAACCTAATGGACAATTTTTTACAAGATCAATGCCAGATATAAGATCAAAAATTTTAAATAATTTTTTAGGCTTATGTGATGTAGTTGGCAGACTTGTAATAAAAAAAGATGACGATGGTAATGAAACAAGAGGATTAATACTAAAGCCTACTAGTAACGTTTATGCAAAAAACAGATTAGATGAACGTAGTGGGTGTTTGGTGGAACATTTGGTTGTTAGAGCGGGCGGTGAACCGAATGTATCAACTCCGACCGTATCAGATTAAGCTAGTTCAAGAAGCCAGAAAACATCTATCTCAAGGGAAAAAGGGAGTATTGATCCAATCGCCACCAGGAAGTGGCAAATCAGTTGTAATTGCAGAAATTGTTCGATTAGCAACAAGAAAAGGTGGCACAGTACTATTTCTTGCCCACAGGAGAGAGTTACTAGATAACATTCGAGAAACTCTTGAACAAAATGAAGTAGATTTATCAAAAGTCATAATATTATCAGCTGTAATGGCTAAGAACAGGTTAAATAAATTGCCAAAGCTGTCTCTGATAATTACGGATGAAGGGCATCATGGTAAAGCGAAAACTTATATGGATATTTATAACCATTTTAAAGAAATTCCTAGATTAGGTTTTACTGCTACGCCATACAGACTCAACGGAGAAGGATTTACAGATATATACGAAGAAATGGTAGAAGGACCATCCATACAGTGGTTGATTGATCATCACAATCTAGCGCCTTATCGTTGGTACTCTATTCCTTTGATTGATCGTTCTAAAGTAGATTTTAAAAATATGTCACGTGAAGCTGAAAGCTCTGCGCGATTATTCGAGTCAGATGCCACAATTCAAGGTGACATTGTTAAAAATTATAAAAAATATGCGGATGGTCAACAAGCAATTGTTTATGCTCCAACCATTCAGGTAAGCAAGATGATTGTTAAATGGTTTAACGACAATGGAATATATGCGGTTCATGCAGATGGAAAAACACCTACCAAAGAACGTGATGATATTATGGCAAATTTTAAATCGAAAAAAATCACTATATTATCAAATGTCGATTTAATCAGCGAAGGATTTAATGTACCAGATGTTGGAGTGATTATTCTTTGCAGGCCTACGCAATCAATTGTCTTACATTTACAACAGTCTATGCGAGGCATGAGATATCGAGAAAATAAGACTTCGATTGTGTTAGATCATGTTGGGAACGGAGCTAACTTAGGTTTACCTACTGATGAATTTGAATGGTCGTTAAGCGCTAGGAAAAAGAAGAGTAATGGAAGTAGCAGCGAAGCGCCTAGAATGACTTGCTCAACATGTGGACAGCAGTTTCTTCTGAAGAGCTTATTAAAGATAGAAAATAAACCACATTGCCCGTTCTGCTTACAAGAAATAGTAAGTGAAGAAAAAGAAAATTCCGTTACTTTTGATGAAGCGGTTCAAATGGTGGAATTGAATGCAGAAAATGCCAAACTAGCGCGACTTTCAAGAAAGAAATTTTCAAAAAAACAATCTTTAGAATTAAATTATGCGATTGCAAAAGCAAAGGTAAGTTTTGAAGGGAAAGGAAATCCGCTTTTTAAAATGTTTGGCTCACTCACTGCTTATCAAGGACAACATTACTCCATCGATCAATTAGAAGAATTATCGTTGATCAAAGATGTATCAATGGAATCAATTTTAAGAGCTTATAAATGGGCTTTGGAAAAACTCAATTCAAAACAAGAAGAACCCGAATGGGTAAAAAATACATTTTATTAAGGAAGAGGTAATTAATTATGACAGCATTTAAAGTAGATTACAATGAAGCACAAGATTTTGGAGCAGTACCAGACGGAGATTATGAGGTAGTTATTTTCAACGTTACGGAAGATGCCTCAAAAGGCGGCACAGAGTTCATTAATTTTGATATGGTCATCAGAAATGATATTAAACAACCACGACAAAATAGTCATCTTTTCCATAGAGTTTGGAAAAGTAAAGAAACTGGCAAATATAATCGTGGAATGATCATGTCACTAGCGAAATCATTTGGCCTTCCTGATGGAAAGGAATATCAATCATTCGAAAATTTCCTTGAAGATTTTGCTATGAGACCAGCGAAAGTAAAAGTAAAGAACGAACAATCGGAGTACAACGGGAAAACGTATGACAATACAAATATTAAAAAATTCGAAACCACTAAGTTTCCAGAACTCCAACATCAATGGAAGAAAAGCAACGCTGAAAAATCTGTAAATTCCTCACCAGCATTTGATATTTCAGATAATGATCTTCCATTCTAATGAACAATTACGAGCGTATTCCCTTAGAGTTGCGTGAGTTAAATCAGTGGGGGATTTATAAACGCTCATGGAACGAACAACGAGGGAAATGGAGTAAGAAACCTTATGATCCGTTTACTGGAGAATTAGGGAGCAGTACAAATGAGAGCAAGTGGTCTGATTTCAAGACCGCTCTCTCAGCTGTTTCAACTTTTAATGCCGATGGCCTAGCTTTTTATTTTAAACCACCTTATATAGGTATTGATTTAGATGATATAGGCGATGATTTAGAAAGGTATCTTCAAGGCGATGTAGAAAATAACTTAGTTTATGTTTTTATGAATTCTACAAAAACATATTCAGAAATATCAATGAGTGGCAAGGGAATCCATATTATAGGTAAAGCAGCAATCCCTGGAGAAAGACGCAGAAAAGGGAATGTCGAAATGTATACCGAAGGTAGGTTCTTTGCTATTACAGGTAACTTCTTTGGTAATAATGAAGAAATTAATGAGATACCTGAAATCCAAATGAATTTCTTATACAAGCGATATTTAGAAAATGAAACAGTAATAAAACAAGATTTTTCTAAAAGTAATTGGTCAGATGGAAATGACTTATCTGTCAACGAGATTATACAAACAGCGGTGAATTCTTCCACAGGTAATCGTTTTAGATTATTCATGGATGGAGGATGGGAAAAAATATATGATAGCCAATCTGAAGCAGATTTAGCATTTGCAAATGATTTAGCTTTTTGGACTGCTGGAGATTTTCAAAAGATGGATGAAATATTCCGAATGTCTTCGTTATTTCGAGACAAATATGATCAGAAACGCGGAAAGACAACCTATGGAATAGGGCTCTTAAATAAAGCTATATCTGAGAATACCAATCATTATACTGGCAAAAAAACAGCTGATGATTATTTTCTTTCCATCCCAGGTATCACTGTGGACGAAACTAAACCGACAAAGTTTTATAGCTATGACGATACAGGGAATGCAGAAAGATATCTTGATTTGTTTGGATCCTTTACAAAATACAGTTACGTAAATAAATGCTGGTATTTTTATAACGGTAAAAACTGGGAACAAGACAATATTGGTGCCGTTCGAAAATGGGTAGATCAGACTATCGAGATATTCAAAAACGAACCTGTTTCGATACCTAAAGATGCAACTGAAGATGAAGAAAAAGCCTATATCGAAGCAAAAGAGAAACATTTAAGAAGGTCTAGAAATAATGCTGGAAAAGAAGCTATGACACGTGAGTTGAAACACCAAGTAGCGATACTTCCTGAAGAATTTGATAGTGATGATATGCTGTTCAACGCTCAAAACGGTTATCTAGATCTTTCTAATGGCATTTTATACGAACACGATATTTCTAAAATGTTCACTCGAATTTCTAACGCTGAGTATACGGATAAAAGTGATTGTCCACGTTGGAAATTGTTTTTAGAACAGATATTTGACAATAACACTGAATTGATTCGCTATATTCAAAAAGCCGTTGGGTATTCTATGAGCGCATCAATAAGAGAACAAGTCATGTTCATCCTTTTCGGTAATGGAAGAAATGGTAAGTCTGTTTTCTTAGACATCATTTCTGAAATAATGGGAAGTTATGCCATGGGAATGCAGGCATCAAGCTTGATGGTTAAACAAGGTGGTAGCAGCGGTCATAACGAAGATATTGCACGATTAAATGGCGCACGTCTAGTAACGTCCTCGGAGCCAAATGAAGGCGTAAGAATGGATGAAGGTTTAATCAAACAACTAACTGGTGGAGATAAAGTGTCAGCATCCTATAAGGGCGGCCACATGTTTGACTATAAACCTAAATATAAGATTTGGCTTGCAACTAATCATAAGCCAATCATCAGAGGAAATGATGATGGTATTTGGCGGAGATTGCCATTAATTCCTTTCACTGTACAAATTCCATTGGATAAAGTGGATAAAAACTTAAAAGAAAAACTAATGCGTGAATTGCCAGGAATATTCAATTGGGCAGTAGAAGGATGTTTGATGTGGCAAAGAGAAGGGTTGAATCCACCGGCCGATATTCAGAAAGCTACAATGGAATATCGAAAAGAAATGGATATTATAGGTGCTTTTATAGATGAATGTTGCGAAACAGGACCTGGTTATTCAATCGGGGCAACGGATTTATTTAAAGCATACGATAAATGGGCAAGAGATATGAATGAACATCCATTCAGTCAGACCCAGTTTGGTAAGAAAGCTGCGGACAGGTTTGAGAAGAAAAAAACAAATGGGAAAATTAGTTATATAGGGATTGATTTAAAAAAAGAGTTTAGAGAATTTAACGTATTAGTTCCGGGATTGTGAAACAAAAAAGTTTCACGAATATAAAAAAGGGATGGTCTAGGGAGGGTTCAGGGATAGTTTTTGATAAACCCTCCCTGAACTTAAACCTTAGAGCTACAAGGATTATATAGCTATTAGGGATAGTAGGGATAGTTTTTATATATAGTAAATAAAATAATAAAAATAAGGAAATATATAAAAATACAGAAGCAACCTAGAAATAACCCTAAACCCTCCCTAAAATTAAACAATCCTTAGAGTATCAAGGGATACACGGTTTCTAAACCCTCCCTATTTATTCTAAACCCTCCCTGGATTTAAGGAGGCGCTTATGACAGCAGAAATTGAAATACAAAATGCCATTCGAAGAGAATTACCAAAATATGGTCATTTTGTTTATAGAGGCAATGTGGGCAAAGTGAAGACGATTGATGGCAGATGGTTTGATACTGGATTGCCCAAAGGATGGCCAGATTTATTTGGATGGACTAAAGAGGGAAAATTTTTCGCCATTGAAGTGAAGAATGAAAAAGGAAAGTTGAGACCAGACCAAGTGAAGTTTGGTGATTTTTTGCAAAAGCAACCTGTACTATATGGTGTTGCACGATCAGTGGAAGAAGCATTGAAAATTGTGGAGGAATCATCATGACAACAGAAGAAGTGATTCAAATGCGCATTCGAAGCATTCAGCGTGAAATTGACGATCTGGAGCGGACAAAGGCAGTGATGGTCAATGAAACGGCAAGGAAGGCGATCGATTTACACATAGTGAATTTAAGAAGGGAAATCCATCGATTGGAGGAATGAGCGTGGATAAGAAAGCAGCAATGAAACGAATTGCTGAATTAACCAAGTCAGAATCTTGGCAAGAAGACAAAGAAATAGTTGCAGAAGTCCAAAAGCTCGGTAAATCAATGTGGACTGAAAAACCCAAACGGAAAACGCCGAGAAAAATTGCAATCTGGCATGGTGACCGAATTCTAGTAACAGGTACCGCTGAACAGTTATCTGAAATTACTGGTCTGAGCAAAAACATCATCTGGGATAGAGCTAGGAGCTTATGGATTGATTCAAAGGGGCGACAGTTTAGGTATGTGGAGGAGAAAAAATGCTAGACATGAGAATCGAAGATTATCGAATTACCAGTGATTCTAGAAACATTGTCTTATCGAAGGTAAGACGAGACGAAGAAGGAAACATCCGCTACACAGAAACAAAAGAAGAATCACGAGCAGATATCGGATACTTTCAAACTGTCTCATCGTGTTTAAAGGCGATACAACGCGATTACGTGTTAAGTGAAGAAAGAACGATAAAAAGTATTATCGAGTACAAAAAAGCGTTAGAAAACATCACTAGACAGTTTGAACAGGCATGTGAGATTGAGGAGGAGAAATAATGGATCTCATTACACAATACAGTGACATCATCCTCAAGAAAATCATGATGAAGATTCAGAAAGACAAAAAATCAAAAGAACGAGCGGAATTAGTTAAGTTGGAAATGGCTGAAACAGGAGCAGGAGCGCGAAGTAGCAGGCATTGGAAAGCAGCAGCAAACATTGAATTCTATTACAACGAAATTCAAAAAGGGTTCGATCAGATGCGTGAGCTGGATCGGCAAACAAATTGGAGCAAGAAACTTCATCAAGATCGTTTCAAATTTGTAGAGAAATATAAAGAGATATTAGACGAATACATGGAGGACAGAGAATGATGATGCCAAAAGAAATCTATTCAGATGAATTAAGAGGTGCTAGAAATCAATTGAAAATGGTAAAAAGAGCGTACAAAATCCATCCCACAATCGAAAATGAACGCAGAGTAAAAGCCATTCGCCGTAGATGTTCAATTTACGGTGAGTTACAGAAGGAGGACAGCAAATGAACTATACACAACAAGAACTGACTGATTTATGTCCAAAAGATGTGGCTGAATTCATCAATAATGAAGTCCTGCCTGAATATGCAGATGGTTTAAATACAGCAGAAAACGTTACAGATTTTATGATTAATGATGCTATTGATCGTTTGAGATTTTTAGAAATAGATTGTATTGCTTATTATCGTCTACACGCAGAAGTTGCTTTGATTGATCCGTATATTGCTTTAAGCCAAAATCGAAAAATACTCGTAGCCTATATTCAGACTGTTTTTGATAGTTGGTCTGAGGAAATAAGGACTAGTTTAAAAAAATCAGAAATGGCTTCTATTTTGAAGGAGGGCAGCAAATGATACCGAAGTTTAGAGCATATTCAACAGAAGAAAATGAAATGTACTATCCGCATAATGACAAAAACGTAGACTGGACAATAGATGATGAAACAGGCTTTATTGCTCCTCTAGTAAATTTAGGAAGCGGCATGTGGGGAATGATAGACAAGTACGAACTCATGCAATCAACAGGACTGAAAGATAAGAATGGTGTGGATGTCTACCAAGGCGATATCATCAGATGTACTAGGGGTTGTCCTCATGAAGTAATTTGGTTAGAGAAATATGGAGGAACATTTTTTGGAGGAATGCCAGCGTGGTATCTCTCAGGATTAAGTAATGGCTATTCGTGGACTGGTAGAGAAGAAGTCATCGGAAACATATACGAGAATAGCGAGTTATTGGAAAGGAGCTAGGCAAATGCAATGGAGATTAACCCGACATCCATATGGCGGATGGATGATCGAATATAAAAATAGCATTCTTGGTGGTTGGCAGAAAGTCAATGGAGCTAGGCATTATCAATGGGAACCACCTTTACCTGCTGTTTTTAGCACAAAAAAAGAAGCTACTGCAGAAATGGCTAAGCTTATAGCTAAGTATTCTTAGACATAAAATGAAGGAGGACAGCGATGAATAAAAAAGTATTAATTGATAAACAAGCATTGATTGATGAATTAATGAAAATACCTGGTGTGGGATCTAATAGTGACGCTTTAGAAACGATTAAACGTTTCCCATCGTACGAACCGCAGAAGCCAGTGGTGCCTAAATTTGTGGCTGATTGGTTTGAAGAGAATAAAGATGATATAGATAATGCTATTTTTGGGTATCTTGTATTTTGGGAGGAACGATACACCGATAGCGTTCTATATCAGTGGTTTGCTAAATCCGAAAACAATCCAATCGAAAACCTCATCCGCATGAAAGACGGCTACGAGATCGAGAAAGAGCCGTTGTATACAGTTACAATTAATCTTGACCGTAAGTACCATCTAGTCGTTGACGAGGGAGATGGTAACGATGAAATTAGTACAACGTTGACAACTAGCCATGGTGTATTGGGGTATCGTTACTTTTTAACAGAAAAAGAAATAAAATCAGCAGATGAGAACCTGTGGTTGATTGCTGTGCCAGTGGAAGAGGTGGCGGAAGGATGAAACTAAAAGACGGATTTTACGCTAGTAGTCATGGTATTGGCGGTTTGATGCTAGATATGCCGACAAAGAATCCTAAAACACGTAAGAAAGCAAAAGTCGAAGTCGGTGACATGGTTCGATGTGAAGCAGAAGGATTTATCTATCCATTTCGTGGATATGTAGAAAAGGTATTGTCGAACTCAGCAATCATTCGCATTGAAAACACGATGGAATGTGACAAGTGGTTAGCGAAAAGCAAAGAGAATTTAGCTGTAGCGAGATTGGTGGATATTGAACTAATCAATGACAAATAAAAAAGCCGGATCGCTCCGACTGATGTAATAAATCCGACAAGTTTATTATATCACATAAAGGAGCGGTTTGACTTGATGCAATTGTTACGAGAGGTAGATTTCAAACAGACAAGATGTAATGCAAGAGATGTGCTGAAGAACTTTCGGCGTTTGGAGCGGATGGCAGGTCGCTCTTTGATAGATATTAAGTCGCCGATTATTACGGATATGCCGAAGGCACCGAAGCACGGCAATAAGGCAGAAGACGCGATCATTCAGATGATGGATATAGAAGCGGAGAGAGACGCGATTTTAGCAGCCTTGATGGCTCTTAGTCTGATTAGCCGTCAGATACTCTACTACAGCTTCTGTGTGCCAGATAGCTTCTCAAACTACAGAATTAGCCGTGAAGTGGGTTATTCAGAAAGAAGTATACAACGGATGAAGTCGGAAGCTCTAATAGAGTTTGCAGAAGCATATAAACACGGAAAAATAATTGCTTATAAATAATTTGGCGGTTTTTTGGCGGAATGATGGCGGTTTTTAGCCATTTACCAGTGATATTATGGTAATGTCGAAAGATTAGGAAACAGGACCTCGACAAAATAAAATGTAAGGGAGGAAATCTCCCTCATCGTTTAATTAAGCTTCGATAGACAGCAGCGGAAATATTAAGAATAAGGATGTGAATTTCAACTCCTTCTAAATTGTTCTTATTATCTATCATCCGTTGTTGTCTATTAATTTATGTATTGGAGGGAAAACGAATGGATAAAGAAATAAAAGTAACTGTCAAATTAGATTTGACTGAACTAAAAGAGCTGCTCAACAAGGCTAGTGACCAAGTCGAACAGTTACAAGAAATTTTAGATGAAACTGCTATTGTGAATAAAGCTGAAAGTGAAAATTCTAGTTTTTTTGTAAAAGCAAATTGGAGCATTGATTTACCGGAAGGGGATATCAACAATCCGGTAGCAGAACCTATAAAGTATAATCCTTCCAAGGCAAAGCTTGATAAGGTACATTAGAAAGGAATTTTACGATATCTGTTCTACCGTGATACTTCATTTTCCCATGCGACTGTTCAGCTAAGATAATAGGTCTTGGGAAATTTCTTGGGATGCTACTTCTAACTTGTTCTCTATGAGAAGAAGAGATCACACCGTTTTTCACAACAACAACTGTAAATGTGACGCCTTGCTCTTTAGTGATAGCAGCAGTAATTTTCATAGGTTCACCACCTATAATTTATTTCAACGGACCACTCGCTGATAACTAAAATTATACGCTTAGTATTTATTTTCACAATATTAATTTATCGTAATAACTTTTGAGTAAATAGAACAAAAAACCTGCACTAGTTTCCGCTAGTACAGGCAGTGACTATATCGGTTGATAATCTAGCATATATTAAAAATAATTGCAAGAAAAGAAATTTATAGTGGTTTATACCAAATTATCAAAGCAATGTTATTTTGTTGCTGTCTATTGTTTTTTAATTATTCACACGATAACTAAAGGTGGGTGAAGAGAAATGATTCCATTAATAATTTCAATTTTTGCGCTCTGTCTTAATGTCTATATGATTGGATTTAAAAATGGGCAAAATAAAAAATAGTAGCACTAAGAATAATTTTATAGTGTCGCTGTGGCGGAAAGGTAGACGCTTAAAAATAAGGTCAATACGTCGAGGGATAACCTTAACGTTTTATGATTGACCATGCAATGTTCGATTCATTGCCAGTGACTTAAGGAACCTACGGAAACAATTCATCTTATCGGATGCCGATGAATTGGCTGACTAGTCGGGATGCCGCTAGCAGTTAATAGGCATAAAATACTAGCGCAGACGTGTGCCACTCTCAGGTGTAGGTTAGGAGAGAAACATTAGTTGGGGTTATTAGGAATACGATAACCTGCTTGCGACAAAGCTTTGTACTGTCGCGTTGGTCATGAACAGAGACGGTATTCTGTTTCAGTATTCATTAGCAACTGAGGCATCGGCGGTTTAAAAATATAGGGGTGCGCAATTTCGTACGCGTTTTGTGCATCGTGTAGGTTGCTATTACATAGTTGGTTAGGTTAGATTGAGTTTTGGGATTTGGTACAAATGAATCGTAAAATGACTCAAGCACAGGATCGGAAACGTCCCTGCCTGTGCATTACATATTAGATCACTCTTTGAGTGGTCTTTTTATTTTGCACAAAGGAGGATTAGAAATGGCTGTGTCATTAATGGATACCTCTTGGGGTCAAGTAGATAATTTTTATTTAGATTCTCCTTTACCGAAACAGTCTATTTGTTATAATTTAAACAAAAAGATTGAGAAGAGGGAAAAACAAATGGATCCACAATTAGTTGAACTAAGCGCGAGGCTTACCGAGGTAGCACTAAAAACTACAGCAACATCAATTTCATCAAAACTTAAAGCTGTAAAACAAAGCAGAGATGATAAAAAAATAATTGCTGAAATGAACGATATGATTTATGAATTGCTTGATGATAAACAGGAGTTAGAAGCCATAGCAAAATCTTACCAAGAAGAATTCATCGCACAAAAATTGAGTGAAGACGATCTGAAGTATATTTCCTCAACTGTTTTACCAATTATGAAAAAATTTCTTGAAGAATTAGCCGAAACACAAGAAGTAGAAGAGCGATTAAAGACAATAAAATTAATTGAATCTTTGGATGCATTTGAGTCACTGCTATCCATAAATACTTTAAATGTTCTTCAGCTTATTGGATTTAACTTCAAAAAAGGAATTGGCGAGCCATTAACTGAGTTAATCAAAAATTCTATAAATGGTTCAAATAAAAAAGATCAGATAAAATATAACGAACTTATTGCGGAAAGGGATATTGAATACTTCAAATTGATCCAAGATAAAGAAGCATATGATCGGTTTATGAGTTTAAGGAATTGATAATGAAGACCACTCAGCGAGTGGTCTTTTTATTTTATTTAAAAGGAGAATAATTATATGAAACAATATACTACTAAAGATTTCGAGGAAATGAAGCAACTAAAGAAGGACTATGAAGAAGTTGGTATGGAGCTAACTGTTGGAGTCATTCAACGAAGACTGCGGGTCGGATTAGAGACAGCAAAGGCTATTTACAATGATCTAAATGCGACTGAAGAGAAGAATGGCTAATGAGAAACTACTGGTATGTATCAACTAACTAATGAATATCCTCGAACCATTGATGATTGTTCAGTGCGTGTTGTGCGTTCTGTACAAATCAAAGGGAAGTACTCTATTGTCGAAATGCTAAGAGAAGCTACACCAAATGAAGTGGATAAATGCAAGCTGATATATTGCGGTCATGGCTATTGGAAAGACGAGTATATTCAATACAACATAGAGAGGTACATCAAATGAATGATAACTATGATTACATCAAGTTGTTAGCAAGTAATTATTAGATGTTTTTAGGAGGAAAACTATGAAATTAAAAGATTATATCAGAGAAGGGTATAACGTTGTAACTTCACCAAGTCTAGCTTACAAAATTCAAGAAGATTATCCCAATGCTTTAGTGTTTACTGATAGAGCTTTAGATGCCATTCCTATAGGGAAGTTATTAGTAGATCGTTTTTATAGCAATAATCCAGCTGTTCTTAGTGCTAAGCCACTTCAAAACGCTTATGCTATTGAACGCTTTTCTTGTGAGTTTACTGGTTATGAGAAAGTAGCACCAATGACAGAAGAGACAAGAAGAAAATTAATGCAACAAACCAAAAAGAGGATTGATGAATTGGCGTTAGATGATAGAAGTAATAAGAATCTTCTAGAAATTAAACTGAAGGATACTGATTCGGTCCCTGAAGTGTATTACAAGGGTGAGAGGTTGGATGAGCTGCCTAAAGCTTTGGTAGGTATCTCGTACCATTGGAAGACTGATGGTTTTGCTAATGATGATAGAGGAGCGAACGACATCACGATTCAATACTTTTCTAGCTTTAATGATAAGTATCCAGATATGAAAACAATCGGACACAAGAGAGATATGTAAATGAAAGAAGCTAGACCTAGAGACGAGATAGACAAACTATACAAGACCAAACGATGGCGAGACCTAAGGCAAGTAGTAATAGCTAGGGACTTCGGCATGTGCCAAGAGTGCAAGCGTCGAGGGCGGAACACAAGGGGCACGATCATCCATCACATAGTCGAGGCGAGGGAAGACCTGTCACTGTTCTGGTCCGTAGATAACCTTGAATGTATCTGTGTAGCTTGTCACAACAGAGAGCATCCAGAGAGATCAGGCGGGAAGAAGAAACCAAAACCTAAATCACATATCGTTAAAATGTATTCAACTCCTGAAAGATAAGTTTGCAGCGAAATGAAGGTAGCCCCCCTACTCTAAAAGATTAAAGAGTAAGGCTTGAGAAGAACGGTGCTGTCCTTCCTTCGTAAAAAGACCGCTTTTCAAGTTTTTTGGAGAAAAAGGAAAAAGCCGACCAATTTAAGCCGGCTTTGGACGAAGCTATTTCTTAGTCCATTTGTTTCCTTTTTGAGAAGTAGGAGGTAATCGGTCGCCTGGATCAATTTTTACTTCTCGTCCGCCTTGGACATTCCACCACGAGGTCCCACTTCTTTATAGGTTCCTTTTGGTTTATTGTCTTCGCCGGGTTTATAAAGTTCTCCCATAGGAATCCCTCCCTAAAAAATTTCGGCACAGCACTGCCGATAACTTAATTATAAGGATTGTGATAACGATTTTAATATATCTTTTGAAAGAAGGTGATATTATGCCGCAACCAGCGAAGAGTGCAAAATTACAATTATTAAACGGAAACCCAAATAAGAAGAATACCGAAGAACTCCGCAAGCGAGCGGCCGCAGAAGACAAATTAAAAATGGCTACTGACAAAATCAAACCGCCGTTATGGCTAGATTCGCTAGGAAAGGATACCTTTGAGTTTATCGCTGATGAGTTGCTGTCTGTGGATTTAATCAGTAATCCGGACGTCCATACAATGGCTCTCTACTCCAATTGGTATTCGCAATACGTTTCTTTAGAAAAACAGCTTCGAAAACTACAACGAGAGTACAAGTTGAACTATGCGCTTGCGAAAAAGGAGGCAGAGGCGAGAGGTGAGCCGTTTAATGAACCTAATGAATTAATTGGTAATCCGCTCTCTCGGCAGATGGATACAGCGTCTCGGAATCTCCGTTCTTTTGGCGCTGATTTAGGACTATCACCAGCAGCCAGAGCTAAGTTAGCTATTAAGATGGCTGATGATGGTGGTGATGACGATGACGACTTCTAATATTTTGGATATGTCCTACACAGAACGTGTGGACTATTGGCAAAGCTATCTTGAGGAGCAAGCTTCTTGGGGTGGCTTTTTAAAATGTCCATATCCGGAATTGTTAACTACTTGGTATGCGGAACGATTAATCGATGGAAGCATACCAGCCAGCAAAGAAAATATTCAAGCTGCTAAAAGGCATATGCGTGATTTGCAGCGCCAAGGAACAGATGATTTTCCTTGGATCTTTGACGAAGAAAAAGGTCACCGGCCTATTAGATATATCGAAAAAAAATGTAAACCAACTGAAGGCGACTTTGGTTCGTTTGTTTTGCAACCTTGGCAGCATTTCATAATTGGATCCATGTACGGATGGGTACATCGTGATACAGGAGAGCGTCGCTTCCGCGAGGCTCTTATTTTTGTTGGACGTAAAAACGGGAAGACAAGTCTTATCTCGGGCCTTTCCACATACATGGTCGCTTATGATGATGAACAAGGCGCCAACGTTTACGTATTGGCAAATGCTCGTGATCAAGCAAGCTTGTTGTTTGATAAGGCCGCAGAAATGGTCAAACAATCGCCGGCGCTCTTTAAGAAATTTGGTAAGCCTAAACGATCAAGTATTAATTATGCTCCCGCCTTTTCTAAAATGGAACCACGCGCCTCAGATAGCCGGAAATTGGATGGGCTAAACACTCACTTTGGTATTTTTGACGAGATCCACGAGTTTACGAATTACAAGCTGATCAACGTTATCAAGAAATCAAGAGGAACCAGAAAACAGCCTCTGATAGTTTATATCACAACTGCTGGATATGTATTAGATGGTCCGTTGATGTCTTATTTTGAGCAAGGTGTGGACTGTTTGGAACATTTGGAAGATGACATCGATGAACGGACTTTCTATTATCTGGCAAAACTTGACAGTGCGGAAGAGGCTGATGACCCGAGATTATGGATCAAAGCCAATCCGAATATTTGTCTAATGAATTTTGTTGGCATGCTAGATGACTATGTTAAGGATAAAAAAGATCCAAAAGAATATGCTGACTGGATTACCAAGCAATTTAACTTGTTTTCCGATATCGATGAGCTGTCATTTGTCGATATGCCTACCATTAAACGAAACAATAAAACCATCGATATTGAAACGCTCAAAGGTAAGAAGTGTGTCGGTGGTTTTGACTTGTCCGAAACGGAAGACTTTACCGCAGCCGTTTTAGAATTTCCGCTTGAAACAGGCGAGGTATTCATTTTGCAACACACATGGATCCCACAAGCTAGATTTGATCGAGATAACAATCAAGAGCGTATCAAAGCGTGGGAGAAGGTGGGAGATCTAACGATTATTCCTGGTGATTACGTCAATTATGAATACGTCTTAAATTGGTTTGTAGAAAATTCGAAAATCTATGACATTGTAAAAATCAATTATGACAAGGCCAAGGCGCTACGATTAAATAAAGAACTAGAAAATGCAGGATTTGAAACCAACGAGATTCGGCAAGGGTTTCTATCATTAGGCGGGCCAATGCAAAACTTCAAGGAAATGCTATTGGACGGTAAGGTGATTTTCAACAATTCCAAGCTTTACCGATGGTATCTATCCAACGTCAAGCTGGTGATGGATCGCAACTCAAACTGGATGCCGTCTAAGCAGTCCAAGAGTAGAAAAATAGATGGTTTTGCAGCAAGTTTGAACAGCCACGCCGAAGTGTTGAATATGTTGGTTAATCCTGTCGGAACCGGGAAAGTAACCTATTACTCGATTTCCGATTTAATGAATATGTAAGAAAGGTGTGGAGGAATGAGTATTTTAGATCGTTTGCGTTCTTTTGGCCGAGCGAAGCCGAAAGCGAGCAAACAAGAGTATTTTTTGAATGACCCGGGATTGATACCGTATTTAGTCGGAAAAGATGAAATATCAGAAGGGATTTTTTCCGTAATTAGCCGTGTATCGAACGTTTTTGCGTCTCTCCCTCTCAAAATGATAGATGTGGAGTTTGGCCAACCGGACGACTGTCCTGCATACAACTTGTTGAGCGAAGGCCCTCGATATTTTACAAAGTTTGATTTTTTCCGGGACGTGGAAGTTTTGAGAAACTACCAAGGGAATGCGTATGTGCAGATTTTCCGAAATATCAATGGAGAAGTAGCAGATATGGCGTTAGTAAAACCTGGTGCTTGCCATCCAGTGATTGATATGGATAGCGGGGAGCTTTACTACCAAGTAACTGCGACTGACAAAGGCAGTTACAAGCAAGTTATCTATGTACATTACATGGAAATGCTCCACTTTAAACAACCGAGGTTTGGCGGCTTGGAAGGTGCAGACCCCACAAAAGTATTAACGAATACCCTCGGATATGATCGAGAAGTCCGAAAAATCTCTTTAAGTCAGCTTAAAGGAAGTAATGAAGGGCTAAAAGTTAAGTTTGCTAGCAATATGGATGAAGAAGCTAAAAAAGCTACAGTTAAAAACATTGCTGATTTTTATCGACAAAACGGTGGACTACTTGTGGAAGAAAACGGTGTAGAAATCGAACGTTTACAACGAGAGCTGGTAGACAGCAAGCTTTTAGATACTGATAAAATATCTCGCTCCAGAATCGCGATGGTCTACAACGTGCCGGAACATTTCATCGGGAATAACCAGTCAAGTTACTCCTCTCAGGAACAGCTCAATATGGAGTTTTTGACATACAATCTAGTACCGACCGTTAATCAATATGAAGCGGAACTAAATAAGAAAACACTATCGAGAGCTGAAAAAGCTAAGGGTTATCGATACAAGTTTAATATCGCAAGTTTGCTAAGAGCTGATACACAGGCCAGAGGGCAGTTTTACCAGATTATGCGCCGAGGTGGAGCATATTCTGCCAATGATGTTCGCCGCTTTGAGGACTTGCAGCCAATAAATAAAACCGGTATGGATGATTACCATATTTCCGGAGACCTATATCCAATCGATATGGATCCAACATTAAGAAAAACAACCTCGTCTAAAAGCGTAGCCGAAAACGGTTAGGCTTTTTTAGTTTGCACCGAAGGGAGGTGGAAGGATGAAAAAAGTGACGTTAAGCGGCGATGTCGTGGATAACGATACCGCGTGGCTTTATGACTGGTTTGGGATCGATTGTATCTCACCAGGGAAAATTTCTGCCGCTCTTACAGAAGCAGCGGGGGATGAAGTAGAACTTGATATCTCATCGAACGGTGGGGATGTCCTAGCGGCAAGCGAAATATATACCGCTATCCGCGCCTATCCAGGGAAGGTATCTGGAAATATTGTGAGCATTGCGGCAAGTGCTGCGAGTGTAATTGCTTGTGCTTGCGAACCGCTTAGAATCTCACCTACGGCACACATCATGATTCATAACGCATGGGTGACCACTAGTGGCAACGCTGAGGAATTAAAAGCCAATGCAGAAATGTTAAGCAGTGTGGATGAATCTATTGTTAATGCTTACGAGATCAAAACAGGACTAGATCGGAAAAAACTTGCTGATTTAATGGCGAAAGATACTTGGTTAAATGCTCAAACAGCAGTAGCGGAAGGTTTTGCGGATGAAATTATGTTTGCAGAAGCACCAGTAACGGTACTCAATGCCTCTCAACCGGTTATTCCAAAAAACGCAGTAACTAAGTTGAAAAATTTAATACTCAAAGCGGAAACACCGCAAAAAGAAACACTCTTACAGAAAAAACTAAAAGCCTTAAATGGAGGGAAAAACGAATGAATTTAGAACAATTAAAAAATGCGTGGGTCGAGGCGGGAAGTAAAGTCTCTGACTTAAATGCACAACTCAATGCAGCATTGGTTGACGATGAAAAAACAGAAGAAGATGTAGTAAGTTTGCAAGCACAAGTAAAAGCAGCACGGGCTAAACGGGACGGATTGAAAGAGCAAGTGGCAAATATGGAAGCCGAACAAGTCTTAAACGTCAAAAAAGAACCATTAGATAAAAAAGATGAAAACTTGAAAAACAAGTTTATCAAAGACTTTAAAGCGATGGTCAATGGTGATCCTGCTATTATGGCTACTTTGACATCTGATACGGATGAATCTGGTAATGCTATCGGATTGACTATTCCTGTAGATGTGCAAACGACTATTCATACTTTGGTTCGTCGGTTTGACTCATTACAAGAATACGTAAATGTTGAAAAAGTGACCACTACCAGCGGTTCTCGGGTTTATGAAAAATGGTCTGATATTAAACCACTGACCGCTTTGGATACTGAAGACGGTGAAATCCCAGCAAATGACGATCCTGCACTTTACTTGATTAAATACTTGATCAAACGCTATGCAGGTATTTCCACAGTAACTAACAGCTTACTAAAAGATACCGCCGAAAACATTTTGGCATGGTTGTCTAAATGGATCGCGAAAAAAGTAGTTGTTACTCGCAATACAAAAATCTTGGCAGCTATTGATGGAATCAAAGCGGCACAAAAGAAAGATGTTAAAGATGTTGATGGAATTAAAGATATCGTAAACGTCCAACTTGATCCAGCTATCGAAGCTACATCTATGTTTATTACAAACCAAGATGGCTTCAATGTTTTAGATAAAGTGAAACGTTCTGATGGATCTTACTTGTTACAAAAAGACGTAACTTCTGCAACTGGATATACTTTCTTGGGCAAACCGATTAAGAAAATCGCTAACCGTTTCTTGCCAAACAAAGGGACTACTGCTTCTCCTAAATATCCACTGTACATTGGTGATCTGAAAGAAGCCGTTACATTGTATGATCGCGAAAACATGAGCTTGCTGACAACGAATATTGGTGGTGGAGCTTTTGAAACAGACACCACTAAAGTACGCGTCATCGATCGCTTCGATGTGCAACTAGTTGATGATGAAGCGGTTGTTTTGGCTACTTTTACAACTATTGCGAACGAGACACCGGCGGAAGGTTAAGGAGCTGATTTCTTATGATTCTTGATCCTAAAACGGATTTGGACGAAATCAAAAACGCGTTAAAAATCGACACTGACGAAGACGATGTGGAAGTAAGTCGTGCGGCACAAGCTGCAATTGCATACATTAAAGGGGCTATCGGAAATGATAAGCCCTCTTTTTATACGCAAGAAAGCGACACAGTTGATCTGATTAATTTAGCTATTCTGCAATTAGCGGATCACTATTACAAAGCGCGTTCTGCAACCGTGAGTGGGAACTTGCGAGAGTACGATTTAGGTTTTACAAGCCTAATCTTGCAACTCAAAGCAAGTTATTTGCTTTTTGTGGAGGAGGAGTAGCGTATGCCCCTTATTCAAACAGGAAATTTAAATCAACGCATCAAGTTTGTCCGAGATACGACGGTTAAGGATGAGGACGGGCAAGTTGTCCCGACTTCTACAACCATTCTTACTTGCTGGGCAAGTGTGCAGACACAACGCCTGAACGATATTAAGACGTCGATTGGTACGGCTTTGGAAGGAACACTGACGTTCATTATCCGCTACCAACAAAAATCAGAGCTAACCAATGATATGAAAGTGCGTTGGAATGGAAAGACGTTTGAAATCATTACGATTACGAAAGGCGAGTTTGCGAAGGACTTTACGACTGTTATTGCGAAAGAGGTCCAAAAATGAGTGTAGAAGTCGATGCAACCGAAGTGTACAAAGCGCTTAGGGAAGTAAAAGCGAACGTTCAACGAGTGGAAAGCCCAGCACTTAGAAAGGCTGGGGAGTACGCTCAAGAAAAGTTACGACAAAACACACCTTACTGGGATGGAACGAAGTCAAACGGTAAACGTGGTTCGTATATGCAAGAACATGCTAAGAACCATGTGGTTACAAGCTCGGTAAAAAACGGATTGATAGAAGTCGGCTATGACAAAGATGTTTCTTGGCGGATGCACTTTATCGAGTTTGGAACAATCAAACAACGTCCAAAAGGTTTCGTACAAAAAACACAAAAGCAAATCGAAAAACAAGTAACACAAATCATTGCTGACGAAGTAAAAAGGAGGCTAGGACTTTGAAAACGGCAGTATCACAAGTCTATTCAATTCTGAATAGCAATGAAAAAACAAAGAACATTGATTTTTACACCAATAGTGTTCCGGAATCAGCTCAAACAGTACCTAGCCTTCCAGTTGGCAGAATTACAGAGATATCCGGCAACTATGAAGATTTCGCAAGCAACAATCCTTTGACCATTCAATTTAACGTACAGGTAGATGTATGGGTGTCAACCATGAAAGAGGTTGATGCCTTTTATTTTGCCCTTGATGAGGTTATGAGGGGGAATGGTTGGCAATGCGCATACACGGAACAAACAGATGACGAGGACTTGGAAGGTGCAAAGCGGATTATCAAACGATATGTAGCAAATATTTCACTAAATTAAAAGGAGAGAAAATAGATGGCAACAGTAGGATTTGAGAGCGTCATTTTTGGCGTAAAAACAGGTACAGACGGTACTCTAAAAGAATTAGTAGCAGATAAGTCGAAAGGTGGAGCGATCGAAGCTAAAATTACTGGATTAGGCGCAACGTTAAACACAACGTACGCTTCAAACGTACCGTTCTTCATTGCAAGTAAAGGGGTTTCGTCACCAAAAGTTACGCTTGACGTGGCAGACTTAATGGATAACGGCATTTACAGCGAAATTATTGGCGCTAAAACCGTGGATGGTGTAAATGTAATTGGTTCAGAAACTGAAGCGCCTTACGTGTCGGTAGTCATGGTTACAGCGAACAAAGAAGGAAAACGCTTATTCATGGGATTGACACAAGGAAAATTCAGTCATCCAGATATCGGCATGAAAACAGCTGAAGACAAAGGAGTAGAATTGCAAACCGATTCTATCGAAGGAGAATTCATTTCTGATGAACGCGGCTATGTATACTTAACAGCCGTAGAATCAGAAGAAATGACCTTACAAAAATTCAAGGACTTGGTAAATAACAAAGCGGGGGAGTAGTTAACCCTGCATCTACACCAATTAAAGAAGATACAGGGGCAGCAACACAAACAGAGGGTTAGCCATTTTTGGCTAGCCTTATTTTTTTGTAAAAAACAAGGAGGAAAACAAATGATTGAATTGCAATTGAAACTTGACGGAAAGAAAAAAACATTCAAACAACAAGATATTTCCGCACGTGCAATGCGTGAGTGTATCAAATTTTACGAGAAAGCGGAAAAAGCAGACCTAACTGATTTAGAAGCAATTGATTCAATGATTGCAATTACAGCAGATATTTTCCAAGATCCAGCAGTTACATTTGATGCTATTTTAGACGGTTTGACTGCGAGCGAGTTAGTACCGGCATTAGAAAGTGTTTTTGAACAAATCAATGAACTGGGAAACAATGAAAAAAAGCAGACGGCGAGCAAAAAGAAATAAGTTTTTCTGAAGCTAGGAAAGCAATGGATCAAATCTACAAAGATTTAATCGAAGCAGGTTGGACGATGAGAGATGTGGACGAAGCCGACTATCATTATTTGTTACACCTTTTTGGAGAAGTGGAGAGTGGCGAAGAATATGTAGATGGTGCTGATTTCATCAAACAATTTTTATCGGCTGAAGACTTGGTAAAACTTGAGGAAGGAGGTAAATAATGGCAGGAAAAGGACAACCGGTAGGAAATATCAAGCTAGGGATTAGTTTAGATAGCACTAGTTTTGGTAACACGCTGGACGAAATCAATGCGAAAGTCAAACAAGCAGAATCGAATATGCGTGCCAATCTAAAGGCTTATGATTCAGCAGGACGTTCATACGAAGCACTTAGTCAAAAGACGAAAGACTTGTCTACGGTTATGGAAGGGCAAAACGCCAAAATAAGAGAATTAACAAAGCGCCGTGATGAAGCGATTAGCAAGTATGGCGAGGAATCGAAACAAGTTGCTAACCTTAACACACAGATAAACAATGCTACCGCAAAATATAATGCTTACAGTCGCCAGTTGAACGACACAAAAAAAGAATTGGTGTATTCCAAAACAGCCGTCAATGATTTATCTAATGAAATCAAAGAAAATGAACGACAAATGAACGCCGAAGTCAAAGCGTTGAAAGCCGCTGGTGATGAATCTGGTGCGTTTGAAGCAAAACAAAAAGGGCTAGCCAAACAAACGGAATTATCCGAGAAAGCTATCGAAGAACAGCGCAAAGTTGTGAAACTGATGGCTGATGAGTTTGGCGATTCAGCAAATGAAACCGAAGATGCAAAAAGGGCACTAGAAAAGTTAGAACGACAAAGCCAAATATCCAGTAGACAATTAGAAGCACTCAAAAGCTCCAGCGATCAATCAGGAAAAAAAATAGAAGATTTTGGCGACAAGTCCACAAGGTCAGCTAGGAAACTGGACGGACTAAAAGACAAATTAAGCTCGCTAAAAGGCGCATTTTCGTTTGGTGCAGTTGCTGGATTAGCGCATAACGCTATTAGCAGTGTAGTAAGTGGCGTGCAAGGCTTGGTTGGCGAAGCAGTAAACACATCGGATTCATTGATGAAGTTTTCCAAAACTATGGAGTTTGCTAACTTTGGGAAGTCACAGATAGAAAGCTCGAAAAAAGAAATGAAAGACTACGCCGATAAGACGGTTTATGGTTTAGAAGAGATTCTGAACACAACCGCACAATTGGCATCTAATGGGATTCCTAACTATACAGAACTAACCAAGGCGGCAGGTAACTTGAATGCCGTTGCAGGCGGTTCTAGTGATACATTCAAATCCGTTGCCATGATGCTAACGCAGACGGCAGGAGCTGGGAAACTAACAACTGAAAACTGGAATCAATTAGCAGATGCGATACCGGGTGCTTCAGGATTGTTACAAGACGCTATGTTGAAAAACGGAGCTTATACAGGAAACTTCCGTGATGCAATGGCGCAAGGTCAAATCACTTCCGACGAGTTCAACCAAGCAATTGTACAGTTAGGTATGAATGACGGAGCAGTTAAGGCAGCCACTTCCACAGACACATTGAGCGGTTCTTGGGAGCAGATGAAATCCACTGTAATAAATGGGCTACAAAGTATTATAGAAAAAATAGGCGTTGAAAATATCACTGGGTTCATCAACAGAGTAACAAAAGGGATTGAAAATTCTATTCCTAAAATTACTCAATTTATAGGTTGGTTGAGAGATATTGGAACGTGGATCGTTGAAAATAGAGAGCCACTAACATGGATTGTCGGAATCATAGGCGGAATTACATTAGCAGTAAAAGCATTGAACGTAGCAAGTATGTTGCTGGCAATTACTGGCGGAACATTGGCAGCCCATTTTGTGGCGATTGGTGTAGCATTAGGCGCACTAGCAGGTGCTTTAGTAGTAGCTTATACAAAATCCGAAACATTTAGAAATATAGTCAATGCGGCTTTTACAGCTGTGAAAAACGTAGTTATGAGCGTTATCAATAATTTGGTGGAATACTACAAAATGTTGTGGAGCGTGTTGCAGTGGCTTTGGGAAAAAATAAAAGAATGGGCTTCATGGATTGGTAATAAATTCATTGAAATGAAGAACAGCGTTGTGAACACAGTCAAAAATTTGTGGAACAGCGTGAAAAACTTCTTCAGTAATGGCGTTGGAGATACGTGGAATAAGGTAGTCGGTTGGGTAGTTAATTTGTTGGGCAAAGTCGGCAACCTGAAAACCACGTTTGGCAATTTCATCCAAAACATGTGGAACAGCGTGAAAAACTTCTTCAGCAATGGCGTTGGAGATACGTGGAATAAGGTAGTCGGTTGGGTAAAAAACATTTTCAACAAAGCAACTGAATTGAAGAACAAAGTTTCTGATGTAATCGGTAACCTGTGGAACGGTATCAAAGACAAATTCCGTAGCGGTATTGATACAGTATTCAATTGGTTTTCAGAACTACCGACGAAGATGAAGGATGCCATTATTGGCGGTAAAAATGCCATTGTTGATGCGTTCAAAGGTATTTTCAATGCAGCGCTTAAAGCAATAGGCAAACCAGTTAACGCAATCATCCATGGAGCTTCATGGGTACTTGAAAAATTGGGAGCAGAACCTCTACAAGAATGGGATGTACCACAATACGCAAAAGGAACGCCAAACGGAGGACATCCAGTCAATGGTCCAATGATGGTTAATGATGGACGTGGAGCAGAAACAGTTATTACACCAGATGGTAGAGCATTCATACCTAAAGGACGCAACGTAGTATTAAATGCACCAAAAGGCACACACGTTCTAACAGCTGAAGAAACAGCTTATATAACTGGAAACAAAGCACCAAGATATAGATACGCCAAAGGCACAGGCTTTTTCGGAAATCTATGGGACAACGTCAAAGAATTTGCTGGAGATGTTGGTAACAAGTTGAAAGATGTAGTCGGAGATGTATGGGATTTTGTAACAGATCCAGGGGCATTAGCTCGGAAAGTATTAAATGGTCTTGGCGTACTGGAAGGGCTTGTAAAATATCCTTTAGACGTTGGTAAAGGTATTCTAAGCAAGGCTACCGAAGCATTGACGAACAAAATCACAGAACTATTCAGCAGCGGCAGTTTAGACACTTCAATGGGCATGCAAGGCGTTTACAAATACTTAGCGGACGTTGCAGTTGCAGTAATGAAGAAATTCCCAGGCTTTCAAGTAACCTCAGGTTATCGTGAAGGCGATCCATACTCACACGGAAAGCACAATGCAATTGATATTGCGCTACCGGGAGTCGTGAATGGTTCCCCTAGATACACAGAAGCAGCCAATTACGCATTTGAGAAGTTTGCAAACAAAATCGGCTATGTTATCACAAATGGTAAGGTTCGTGACCGTTCAGGACAATCAGGTCAACCAGCAACTAGTGCATGGGAGCCATGGCCTGCTGGCGACCACTACGACCACGTGCATTTGAACGGTGTTAGAGATCCGCAGGGCGGACTTGTTAGCGGTGGCGATAGCGTTGGTGGGAGTGGCGTAGAACGCTGGCGGCCATACGTAAAACGTGCTTTGAAAATGAATAACTTACCAACCTCATCCGCTTATGTTGATGCGTGGATGCGACAAATCCAAACAGAATCAGGTGGCAATCCGCTTGCCATTGGTGGGAATGACGGCTTAGCAGACGGTAATGCTACTGGATTGCTCCAAACAAAACCGGGAACATTTGCTGCGAATGCTTTTCCAGGATATGGCAATATAATGAGCGGTTTCGATAATATCTTAGCAGCTATCAACTACGCTAAAAAACGCTATGGTTCGGATATATTAGGTGTGATTGGGCGTGGGCATGGTTACGCAAACGGTGGAATTGTAAACCAACATCAAATTGCGGAAATCGCAGAAGGAAACAAGCCAGAAATTATTATTCCGTTAGATAAGGCTAAACGATCAAGAGCGATGCAGTTGCTTGCGATTGCTCAAGATAAGTTAGGAGTAAAACCAAAAAGTGTAAATAATAGTAGCGATTCGAGCGGAACGTTAGAAATATTAGTTTCACTGATGATTCAGCAGAATAACTTGCTATCTAAACTTTTAGCAAAAGACACAAGTGTCAAACTTGATGGTAAAGCAATTGCAGACAATACAAACGGATACTTAGGTAACCAGTTTAAACGTTCGCTATATACAAGAGGTTAGGAGGGATAAAGTGAATGGCTATTTAATCGATTTTCGCTTCATAAAAAATCAAGAGATAGTATCTCTAAAAGAAAAATTGGGCATAGAGTGTATTTCTTTTGCACGAAAAGCACCACAACTAAACGTAGAATACCAAGAATTTTCAGGGTCAAACGGTTCGAGAGAAGTCGAAAAAAGTTTCAAATCGTTCACTATCGAAGTGGAATTTTATGCTGAATTCAAAAATATGTATGACTATCAACTAAAAGAAACTGAATTATACGCGTTTCTATTCGATGACGAAGGATATTATATTTTTACAGATAGAGAACCGGGCAAAAAATACTTTGTCCGTCCTAACTCAGTAGAAGTGAATGAAGTTGGTCTAAGATATGCAACTTACAAGGCGACTTTCACTGTTTTTAGAGGTTGTTCCGAATCGATGGCTTCCACGTTATCGGATTTTTCACTGTCTAATGAATGGCAATTTTCACAAGGTCTAGTTGCGGAAGATTATAAGTATACGCACCGAACCAGTAATTTTATCATTTATAATGCTGGCGATTTTGCTATTGATCCACGTGAACATGCTCTAAAAATCACTTTGGAAGGTGAATCAGAAGGCAACGTGACTATTTTCAACAAAACGACAGGGGAACGATTCGTCTACTATCCGGAGTTTTCTACGTTGCTAGGCCAAACTTTGACTTTAGAACGTGTTTATCCGAAGTTGAACGGTGTAAATTGCGGAATTGACACGAATTTAGGTTTGATAACGTTAGCGGTTGGAACGAATGAAATTGAAATACAAAATGTTACTAGAGTGGAGTCAAAATGGGACTTCATTTTTTTGTATAAGTAGGTGGGAATTTGAAAGATATTTTTATCCAAGACTACGAGAAAACAAAAAAAGAAATATTGACTGAATACGATAAAAGTACATTTATTGAAAATTGGCAAGAGAACGAAACGTGGGAAATTTCGTTTACTATTGTCAAAACAAAATTCAATGAATTGGCTTTTGATTTAGTCGATTATGAAAATTCAGTATTTTTCAATGGACAAGAGTTTATCGTAAAACAAATGGGCGTTTCTGCCGAAGGGGCAGCAATCACAAAAACAGTTACAGCCACGCACATTTACTACACCATGCAAGATGGCTTTCAGTACGACACAATCACAGGAACACGCTCTATCAACCAACTGCTAGCGCATGTTTTCAAACCTGATAACCGTGGATTCACATGGAATGTTGTAGATCCGAACAAGAAGTTTTTGCCAGTTGAACAAGAAAACTTCGGGAATGGGAACTATTTGAAACTGGTTGAAGAAATTTTGAAAGACTATGATGCGATAGTGATTCCGGACAACAAAAATCTTACTTTCTTCCCTCGTTCAGAATATGGTAAAAAAACCGAAGAACAAATACGCTACAAATACAATACCGATTCCGTGAAATTTGATATTGATACTTTGAATTTGAAAACACAGATAAAAGGATTTGGCAAGAAAAAAGAAGACGACACTTACTACTTCACGCCAATCACATATACAAGTAAGCAGTCGGAAAAATGGGGTATACGTGTTCAAAGTCCAGTCAGTGATGATCGTTACACCGTTTCGGGGAACATGCTAGAACGGTTAAAGACAGACTTGCAAGACTATCCAACAATCACTGGCACAGTTACTATGAAATGGCGTGTAGAGCCTAATAAGGGCGATTACGTGGCATTTGTCTATGAGCCGTTAGGTGTCAATACGTATATTCAAGTGGTAGGAATCAAGACGTATCCAGCGATACCAAATAAGCCACCAGAAATCACATTGAGCAACACAAAGAAAACAATGACAGCGATACTCGCTGAAATGGCGAAGAAGGGAGTGATTTGATGGGGTTAGTAAAATTAATCAGTAACCGTATCTCTACGGAATGGAAAGAGAAATTTAATAAAAACATTGACTACCTCAATGATCTTGAGAAGAAATTGTCTGATCAAGACAAATCAACGAACAGTCGTATTGATAATATCGTGCTTCATTCAGGCGGTGATTCTCCTAACGAAGTAGTGGATGCACGTGTAAACAATAGAGGAGAAACCTTTGAAACACTACAAGCTCGTTTAAAAGCGCATGAAGATCAATCGGACGAAGAAATCAGTCAGCTTTCAAATGATGCATCCAATCAAAAAGAAGAGTTAGACCAGCTGAATAGCTCTGTCCAACAAATTATCGGCGGATATAACGAACCGATCGATATTTATGTTTCGAAAAACGGAAGTGACCAAACTGGTGATGGCACAGAAGAAAAACCCTATGCTACTATCCAAACGGCTGTGAATACCATTCCGTTGATAACTACTGCTCCGATCACTATTTGGATTGATGATGGTGCTTATTTGGAAGACGTGGTAATTAATGGGCTGTCTTATCGTTCCTTAATGATTAAACCAATAAATGATATAAGTAGTATAAACCCCTTAACTTCGGATTTGCCAGTAAGAGTAAGGAGTTTAGCGACAACAACGTGTGTAGGTTACACACAGATTTCTGGTATCCAAATAGTTGATGCTGTAAACGCTCCGATAGATCCAAGTGGTAACCGCTACGGAATCATGAACGAGCAATCTGGCTATATGGCGATAAATAAATGTAAATTTTCTGAGAATACAAAATCTTTGGGATACAATGCAATTTATGTTGGTGGCGTATCGAAATTAAACATGTATGGTAATACTACATTTATTAATCAAGATGTCGCTTTGCGTGTAAGGCTTATGTCAGAAGCATTAGCAGGTCTAACTGGTTCAGGAAATAACATCGGTATTAAATGTGAAGATGCTACAGTTAGAGGTACGGCTTCCACAGCATTTGCAACTACACCAACAAGCATCAGTGGCAATGGGCTAATTATATCCAAAGGACAGGTGTTGAACTAATGGTCTATAAAATGAATGAATCAATCATTGTGATTCAAGCAGAAGCAATCAATCCGATTCAGACAAATGTTGTTTTTTGGTCGCATGATCGAGGAACAGCTAAGCTTCGAATGAAATTAGTAAGAAAAAACGGAATTCCTCAGAGCCTACCCGAAGGGACGACTGTTCCGATTCGCTTGATATTTAGATCTGCAACAGCAGAAGGTGGATATGGAAAACATGACTATCTTGCCACCATTGAAGATCGTGTGAATGGCATTGTGTCTATCGTATTAGAAGATAATATTTTAGGATATGTCGGTAAAGTAGAAGGTAGCGTATATATTGATTTCCCAGACGACCGCTCGTTAGATACAGCTGGTCGTTTTACTTTTTACATCAAACGCAGTCCAATCGATGATAGTACACCAGAACTAGAAGACTATTATTTCAATGGTTTTAGCCAGACAATCGATAAAATTGAAAAAATTCTAGCTGATGGAAAGCAAGAAATTGATCAGAAAATTGCGGAATCCGAAACGCAGATTGAGGCGAAACTGAAAGACACAAACGACAAAATCACGAAAGCCAATCAAGATGTCGCAACTCTCAATACTAATATTGATAAGGCGAATGATCGTATTGATCAAACCAATCAGCAAATCGGCGACCTCGGCAAGCTGAAAAAGATGTACAGTAACAGCATCGACTTCGGGGGCTATGATTATTCGGGAAGACCTAACTTATTCCTAAATTTAGATTTTTTAAAACTAAGTAAAAATGGTTCAGCGATTCAAGAACCTCCTGCTTATGTCAAAGACGGCGGTTCGCATTTTATACTTGACTTTAGCGATCCGTCAGCAAACGGTGTAGATAGAAACGTATTTATTCCAGCTATAGGACGGTTAGAAAAAGGCGCTACTTATATTGCAACTGTGCCTATAATGATTAGTGATGATTTCTCCACAGCTTACGGCGCTTCGCCTATCTATCCATATTGTGTATCAGCTAATAACGTTGAAACACGTGTAACTTCTCTATATCCAGATAATAGTTGCAGAGGAAAATGGGGGTTCATTAAAAAGACATTTACGGTACCTGCAAATGCGTCAGACGGAGAGTTTACTTTTTTTAAGGTTTACTCGAGTGACAAGCAAGTTGGTAAACTCTACATTGGTTATGATATTAAGATTGAGAAAGTAACGTCAACAAGTGATACGGCAACTCCGTACCAGCCAAATCTACTCGATGCACCGTATTATTTGAGCAAGGTGGCTTTGGGTGAGAATATTGCTCTAAATACTAATTTACCAGTCACAACTTCTAATCAACTTATAACACAACAAACATTGTCTAGTTATTTGGTAAAGGGAGAAACTTACACTGTAACGTTAGAAGGTACGAAACCAGCAAATCAAGAATTTTCTGTGTTTATTGCTGATATTGGAAACACGAAGTTTGGCGATATGACACCAGTTGAAGGTTTAGTAGACCAGTGGGAATTGACATTTACTTATAATAAAGATACCCAAATAAGTGGAACGAAACTAATTCGTATTTATCAAAAATATACGGAATTAGGTTCATGTACCATAAAATGGTTAAAAATTGAAAAAGGCGACACACGAACTCCAAATATTAGTCAGTTTAAATACTTCGGAGAAGGATTGAAAGACAGCAACAATCCGAACGACTACAGCTGGGATATCACACCTGAATATACTGAAAAAGGCTTGAATGATTCGGTTAGTTTGACCGAACCACAGTCAGTTGAAGGTTTAAAAAACTTTGAGGATGGGTTGCAGATTGCAGGTGAAGAAGTTGCGACAGTTGCAGAAAGTACAGGTTGGCTTGCTCTTACACTTGTGGACGGTTTCGAAGTAGCTGAGAATAATCCACCTCAATATAAAATCACGTATCAAGCAAATGGTGATAATGAAATTGAGTTTAGAGGTGAGTTCCAACTGACCGGAGGGACAAAATTTACAAAGGATACAAGTTATTATCCATTCGGACGTGCTAATCAAGCTACAAATATACCAAATGAGTTGAAACCTGACCGAACCGCCTTTGGTTACGGCGCAACAAGTACAGGTGTCGGTGGTCGGCTAGCTGTAACCACAACGCCAAATTTTGTATTCATACCTGGCGATTCAGATGGTACTTATTGTTCCATTAGTCCTTTACGGTACACGCAAACAAAAAATAAAGGAGTGAAATAAATGAAAAACATTTGGAAATATGGACGTACTGGCGGAGAATATGCAGGAAAAGTATTGGACGACATGCTTGTATCCGTTCCTTACACGGATCAGCCACCGCTTGAAGGGCTTCGTGTTGATGGCGAACCGCTAACGATTGCTGATCAGATGTTTGATCCTAAATTGAATCAATGGATTGTTTTAGCGAACGCACTAGATCACAACGATTTAAACAATCTCAAAGCGATGCACGAGGCTCTGGAACATGAAAACGACAACCTAAAACAGCTCAATGCCGAGCTCATGCTAAACGATGTAGCGATTAAACAGGAAAATGCTGCATTGAAAGAAAAAGCGGATAGTTTAGCACAAATCAATTCAAAAATGATGCTTGCTTCGATTCAAAATAGCAAGGATATTGCAGAAATTAAAGAGCAATTAAATCCAGCTTCAAAGGGAGGTGAGTAGTATGTTTAGTTTTAGCGATGTGAAAATGATGTATGATTGGGGCTGTTTTACTGACGATCAAGTTCGTCTATTCGTTCCACTATGCATTACAGACGAAGAAGCAGATAAAATTATTAGCAAAGAAGAGAGCGCATCTTAAGTGATGTGCTTTTTATTTTGATTTAAGGAGTTGCAATATGATTAATTTAGGGGAATGGGGAGCGATAGCAGGATCAATAACTGCTATCGTTTCTTTGATTTTATTAGTAATTAGACCGATTGCTGCATCATTTACAAAAATTACGAAAACACTATCACAAGTGAGTTACAACTTGGAACTATTAACAAAAGATTTAGAATCGAGCAAATCAGATCGATTGATGATTCATGAAGAATTGAAAAAACACGACGAAAGATTAGATAAGCATGCAGAAAAATTAGTGGCGCATACGCAACAAATTAAAACTTTATTTAGGGAGAGAAGAAAATGAATAATAAAACGTTCGAAGTACTAAAATGGTTCGCACTGGTAATTATTCCCGCACTAGCTACTTTCGTGGGGTTAGTTGGTAAAGCGCTCAATTGGCAGTACACAGATATCTGTGTTGTCATCATTACTGGTTTTGGCACGTTTTTAGGGAGTGTGTTGGGTGTATCAAATCGAACCTACAAAATGTTCTCGGCTGAAAGCGAAGAAGGAGGAAACAAATGAAAAAGAAAATTACTATTACTGCGATGAGCCTATTAACGGCTCTTTTTTTATTGCCAATTAATGGGTTTGCCTATACGATTAACAATGAATTTAATTTGGGCCCAAACGAGGGTAGCTCACAAGTAGCAAATAATCAGTACATTTTACTGCATGAAACGGCTAATGAAACAGCAACAGGACGCAATGAAGCGCAGTATATGCAACGTTCATGGACTAGTGCTTATACTGCTTATATTGTGGGAGACGGTGGAATTGTTTACCAAGTCGGACAACCTGGTTATGTACAGTACGGTGCTGGTTCATATGCTAATGCTAACAGTCCTGTGCAGATTGAGTTACAACACACACATGATAAAACAACTTTTGAAAAGAACTATAAAGCATATGTTGAATTGGCAAGAGATTCAGCAATGAAATATGGTATTCCATTAACATTAGACACTCCTTATAACCAACCAGGAATCAAATCGCATTTATGGGTAACACAAAACATTTGGGGCGATCACACTGATCCGTATGGATACTTATCAGAAATGGGCGTAAGTAAAGAAAAATTAGCATATGATTTAGCTCATGGATTTACCGATGAAAATCCAACAACTTCTGAGAACAAGCCTGTCATTGATCCAACTAGAGCAGGTGCTGCCAATCCTACATTAACAGATGGAACGAACTACGCACACATTGATCAGTTTGGAGAAATCGAACATGCAAATTTGCATGTAGCAGGATGGCACATTGCTAACTATAAATACGAGTATATTTTCATTATGGATTACAATACTGGCAAAGAATTAGCTCGAGTAAGAGCTGATGGAATTTATAGACCAGATGTAAATCAAGCTTATAATACTTCTGGAAATGTTGGTTATCATGTATCTTTCAATATGCGTGATTTCCCTAATAAGAAAGTCTATGTCATGATGCGTGCAACGAATGATCCAGAAGGGAACACTAAAGGCGGTGCGCAAGATTTCCATGATAAACGCTGGTATTTAAATATTCCGCAACGATAAAAAAAGCCCCTCGATGAGGGGCGGTACATATAATTAGGCTACATCTGCAATTTTAGTTATTGTTATAAAGACGGCTAAGATGTAAAATTAACATATATTTATAACAAATGATCGGAGAAGCGGCTGTTGGAAGAATTACATTTATTTTTTGATGATTCAGGCGTCTTGCATAGGAATGCACCTAATAGATTTTTTGTCTACGCTGGATACGCATTCATTGGCAAGGATAATAAAGAAATTGCAAAAAGAAAATATAAAAAAGTGGTTCAACGAATTCAAACCAAACGAGGTAACAGAGAAGAATTAAAAGCTTGTTATTTAGATAAAAGTGAAAAATACGAATTATACAGGGTTTTAAAAAACGAACATAGTATGGGATTAACAGTTGATATCAAAAGGGTACAGTCAAATATTTTAGATCATAAAAAATCAATACACAGATATAAAGATTATGTATTAAAAAGACTGGTCAAAGAAAAAATTAAGTTGCTGATAAATAGAGGATTATTGAATCCAGAGGACGATTTAAAGCTATGTATCTGTGTGGATGAGCAAGCCACTGCAAGTAATGGCTATTATAATTTTGAGGAATCAGTATATGAAGAACTAAAAAATGGTGTTCATAATTTTAATTATGGTGTATTTTATGAACCTATTTGGAAAGGTAAGTTAGAAATAAATGTGTCTTATTGCGATTCTAAACATAATTATTTGATACAAGCTAGTGATATATTGGCAAACAGATTATGGACATCGTTCAAGATTGATAACAGAGAAATGAGAAATATACCGGAACATTCTTGTATGAGGTTGCCTTAAAAAATAAGCTAAATTTTTTTAAGCATAACTATTGCATTTAGCAGATAGTTACTTTATGATTAACTTACAGGCGAATTAATTTCGCACTGCCGACACAAGGAATACGATAATAATTATTAAGCGTAATGTAAGTACGCCGTCCCTTGTGGGCCACCTCCAAAAGGTGGTTTTTTTATTTAATTTTAATCAGTATTGTATTTGTATTTTCGTTCTGCAATTAACTCTTCTAAATGCTTAAATATAGTTCTTTATATTAAATCGTGTTAGCCTTGTGTTACCATTACATTCGTGTTATACTAAACAAGTAATCTAATTTGAAACGTAATCTGAGCGATATATTCACACTATAAAAACTCCTTTTACAAAGTAATATTAATTGCAACAAAACACGTATTATATACGTATTAGGAGGAAATATATATGAATAACGGTACAGTAAAATGGTTTAACTCAGACAAAGGTTTTGGATTTATCACTGGAGAAGATGGAAATGACGTATTTGCACATTTCTCAGCGATCCAGGGAGAAGGCTTCAAGTCTTTAGATGAAGGCCAAGCAGTTACTTATGATATTGAAGAAGGTCAACGTGGCCCTCAAGCAGTAAATATTGTAAAATAATGTTGAACTTTAAACACCTCATTTGAGGTGTTTTTTTATTTTAAGCTAGATACCGTAATTATTGCTAGCAATTTAGAGTAGTTCGTTACTAATTAAGGAGCAAATAAAATTATTATAATATAAAAAATTAAGCAAATAATAGACTAAAAAATAACTATGTGAGATAATAAACATAGAAAAAAGCTTCAGATACCTCCTAACCCTAGAGTCTTTCCCCAAAAGATAAGTATCTGAAGCTTTTTCTTTTTATGACTTAGAAATAATAGCATAAAATAATATATTCTACAAAGAATAAGTACAACCTAGTTTTTTGCTATTAAATATGTAATAATAAAGATGCCACCGCAACGTAAAGAATGAAAAAAATAATTTATCTTTTCTCAGGTCCATTCTTTTTGTTTGCAGGAGTTGTGGTGGCTTGTACCCTTAGCTCAGTTGGTTAGAGCAGACGGCTCATAAACAAATGAGTGGCTTTTTTATGTATCTTTTTATGGATTGGATTAATGAAAGGATGTTTCACATAGTTATACTTCTGTATATTTGAAAAGTTTTACTTTGACTTTTAAAATAGAAAGACATTTGGGTTAAATTGTGAGATAATAATAAAGAAGAGTTTAAAGCGTTCCCCAAAAACCACTCCCCCATAAGTGTGTTACGCTTTAAACTCTTTTATATTTGAAGCTATTAAACAGCATACCATATAACTGTAAAAAATAATGGGAAAAAGACTTATAATTGGAGTGATAGTTAATTAGTGACTTATTTTTGATTTTATAGCACTGATACTATAAAATATAGATATCATCATATTACACAATCTTAATACCAACTTAAAAAATATCTCCTTTCATAAGTATGGTGATAAAATCCGTTCCGGGCTACCTTTTTAGGTAGCCTATTTTAATCTTTGTATCTTTCTGGATCAACGAAAGTATACTTTATATAGTCATAACGCCGATGATCGCTTCGTGCGTCTGGCACGTCAGTCACGACATCAAACAAAAAATATACGTCTTTCTTCATTCTAGTTTTCGCAGCAGGAATTTTGAAATAGTTCTTATTAGAATAGTAGAGATTGATTAATAAGCTATCTTCGATTGCTAAAAAGAAAACTTCTGAATCCCATACTTTATAAAAATCTTTGATAAATCTATTCGAAGGATCAAATTTAAACCATAATTGTGTCTTTCCTTCTATTAACAT